TTACTCTGCAGGTGAAGTCGGCCACTCAATATCAGGTGCAGTTGATGTATCAACACGGTTCAGCAATACCCGATACTTCTTCCAGGCTTCCAGCAACGAGGTTTCTTCCTCCGTTGCAATTTCCAGATCTGCAGCATCCTGAAGTGGCGCAATATGCTCACTGGCTACCTGCATCAGGCTTTTTTTTGTTTCTTCCGCCTCCCGGATCCGGAACAGTTTTTCTGCTTCCGTATCCTTCACCCAGGCTGTGCCGTTCCACTTCTGATATTCCCCTCCCGGCGATAACCAGGTAAAATTTTCCGGTAACGGACCGAGTTCAGAAATAAATAACGCGTCGCCGGAAGCCACGTCATAGACGGTTTTACCCCGATGGTCTTCAACGAGATGCCACGATGCCTCATCACTGTTGAAAACAGCCACAAAGCCAGCCGGAATATCTGGCGGTGCAATATCGGTACTGTTTGCAGGCAGACCGGTATGAGGCGGAATATATGCGTCACCTTCACCAATAAATTCATTAGTTCCGGCCAGCAGATTATAAATTTTTATGGTCCGTGGTTGTTCACTCATTCTGAATGCCATTATGCAAGCCTCACAATATAGTTAAATGCAATGTTTTTGACGGTGTTTTCCGCGTTACCCGCAGCGTTAACGGTGATGGTGTGTCCGTGTGAACCAATACTGAAAGAATGGGCATGAGCACCGATAACAACCGGATGCTGGTGCGCACCAATACCAACTGTATGCGCATGTGCACCGGCACTCACGGCTGTACCGGACAATGAGTGACTGTGGCTGCCCTGACTGTCCGTTTTCGATAAATAAGCAATACCCTGTGTGTTGGTTCCTTTAACTGTGGATAAACTTCCTGTAATGGTTGCTGTTCCATACTGACTCCAGCCAGAACTGTTCATCCTTAAACCACTTGTGTGGGCATGAGCACCCGCGGCCCCTGTTGAACCGCTCAGACTGTGAGCATGAGCCCCCGTGTTATTCGTCGATTTGGTGCCGTAATCGAAACTGCCTGTTGTTTTCGTCCCGTAATCAAACGACGATGTGGTTTTCGTCCCCAAATCCGTACCGGATGCACTGGCACTGTGGGTGTGCGACTTAATTCCATCCTGTTCCTGAGACAATACAGCACGACCGCTGGCGGGTTTCCCCTTGATTGTCCAGCCTCGCATATCAGGAAGCACACCCGATGGATACGCGACAGCAAGTTTTGGGTAGGCTGATTTGTCAAACGCCTGCCCCTGCATCAGGACGTAGCCAGACGGAACGATATCTGATGGCCACGGGATCGGCGCACCTGCCGGAAAGGCCGAATTCTCTCCGGCCCCAAGGTATTCAAGAACATCTGCAACGGAATTTTTTGCCAGAATATCCCTGCCAACCTGAGTCAGTTCAGTCAGGCTGGCGGCATCATTTTCCGCAAAATACGGTAATTTATTTTTCGCCGTGGAAAGCCCTGCCAGCGCCGTCAGTGTCGCATTCTTCGGTTGTTTACCCGCAAGCGCGTTAGTCATGGTGGTAGCAAAATCTGGATCATTCCCGAGCGCTGCGGCCAGTTCATTCAGCGTATTCAGTGCGTCAGGTGACGCGTCGATAACATCTGCAATCGCGGCCAGTACAAAAGCGGTGTTCGCAATCTGGGTATTGTTTGTTCCCCTGAGCGCGGTTGGTGCTGTTGGCGTTCCGGTCAGTGCCGGACTGTCCAGTGGGGCTTTTCTGTTCGTTTCATCCATTACCACCTTAACCGCCTTTGGCGTTGCAGCAAGCGTTTCAGACGTGCTGTTGGTTGCACTGCTGAGCTGCACTATCCCCTTTCTCGTTGTGTCCGCATCCTCAAGCGCGACAGCTGAAGCTATATCTTCTGCACGTTTTGCCGAATTTTCTGCACGTATTGCCGCCGCTTCTGCCGCACTTTTGCTCTGCGATGCTGATACCGCACTTCCCGCAGCCTCTGTCGCCTTCGTGGATGCCGTTGACGCACTCCCCGCCGCCGCTGTTTTTGCGTCTGCCGCGGCAGAGGCGCTCCGTTCCGCTGCTGTTTCAGATGACCTGGCATTCGTCTCGGACGTTTTTGCCGCCCTGGCAGAATTTTCTGCCGCCGTTGCCGAGGAAGCTGCACGACCGGCACTTGATGATGCGTTCGTTTCTGATGATTTTGCTGCCTCTTTTGAGGCCACCGCATCTCGTGCTGAAGTGGCGGCCTCTGACGCTTTCGTGGCCGCGGTGGAGGCAGACGTGGCGGCTGATTGTTGTGACGCTGCAGCATTCGTTTCTGACGTTTTCGCCGCACCGGCACTGGTGGCCGCCGCGTTTTTTGAGGACTCTGCGGCTGCGGCACTTTTTTCCGCTTCAGTGGCCTTTGCTGATGCCGCTTCTGCGCCGGAGGACGCTTCCTGAGCTGACGATGCAGCCTGTCCGGCGGACGTGCTGGCGGCGCGTGCTGAGTCAGTTGCATCAGTCACAAGGGCCGCGACCTGAGCAGCTGATGCACTGGCATCGCCGGCTGATTTCTTCGCGTCTGCCGTACTCTGTGCCACCACGGACGCGTTACGCGCCACCTCTTCCACCATCAGTTCAAGACGACGCAGCACCTCCGGCCGGGCATCATCCTCCGTCATGGCACAGAGAAAATCATTCAGCGTCCCCGGTTGTGAATCTTCATACACGGTGATGGTCCCGGCGTGCGATGGTGGAAAACCGTCAACCTGCAGGATGACACTGTACTGACCGTACTCCACATCCATGCTGTAACGCCCGGCTTCATCCGGATTCTCTGAGCCCACCGTGTTCACCACCACCGTGGTGCTGTTACGTCTGGCTTTCAGCTGAATGGTGCAGTTCTGTACCGGTTTTCCTGTGCCGTCTTTCAGGACTCCTGAAATCTTTACTGCCATATTCACCCCACAAAAAAGCCCACCGGTTCCGGCGGGCTGTCATAACACTGTGTTACCAGGCTAATCAGAATTTATAACCGACCCCAACGATGAATCCGTCAGTACGCCAGTCGCCACTGCCGGAGCCTTCATAAGCAATATCAACAACGACGGACGCTGCCGGATTAATCTGTATACCTGCACTCCACGCCACTGAGGTATGCCGCATTGCACTTTCGTCCCTGGCGGTGGTCGTCTCTTTCATATACCCGGGAGTGATTTCCGTCTTACGGTAATCCCTTGTACTGCCGGACCACCGACTGTGAGCCACTCCGGCCATGGCGTACGCACTGACCTGCTTACTGATTTGTAAAACCGGTCCGGCCATCACGCTCACATAACGTCCACGCAGGCTCTCATAGTGAAACGTATCCTCCCCGGTCATCACTGTGCTGCTCTTTTTCGACGCGGCGAACCCCAGGGAAGCCATCACCCCCACACTGTCCGTCAGCTCATAACGGTACTTCACGTTAATCCCTTTCAGATGACTCACACCGGTATCCCCGCCCGACAACGACGGCAATGTACCCGGTTTCACCTGAAAATAGCCCACCGTAAACGTACCATGTCCACCTTCCGCACGGGCCGGAGTGACTGTCACCGCAAGTGCGGCAAAGACAGCAACGGCAATACACACATTACGCATCGTTCACCTCTCACTGTTTTATAATAAAACGCCCGTTCCCGGACGAACCTCTGTAACACACTCAGACCACGCTGATGCCCAGCGCCTGTTTCTTAATCACCATAACCTGCACATCGCTGGCAAACGTATCCGGCGGAATATCTGCCGAATGCCGTGTGGACGTAAGCGTGAACGTCAGGATCACGTTTCCCCGACCCGCTGGCATGTCAACAATACGGGAGAACACCTGTACCGCCTCGTTCGCCGCGCCATCATAAATCACCGCACCGTTCATCAGTACTTTCAGATAACACATCGAATACGTTGTCCTGCCGCTGACAGTACGCTTACTTCCGCGAAACGTCAGCGGAAGCACCACTATCTGGCGATCAAAAGGATGGTCATCGGTCACGGTGACAGTACGGGTACCTGACGGCCAGTCCACACTGCTTTCACGCTGGCGCGGAAAAGCCGCGCTCGCCGCCTTTACAATGTCCCCGACGATTTTTTCCGCCCTCAGCGTACCGTTTATCGTACAGTTTTCAGCTATCGTCACATTACTGAGCGTCCCGGAGTTCGCATTCACGTTACCGCTGATATCGGCATTTTTCGCCGTCAGCCGCCCATCCGGTGTCAGGGAAAATGCCGGAGGATTACCGCCGCTGGTAATGGTCGGAGCCGTCAGGCGTTTCAGGAACACGTCGTTCATGAATATCTGATCGCCCTGACCAACAAACATTGGTCTTGTGTTGCCATTAGACGGATCAATAAACGCGATACGGTTAGCGGCAACCAGGAACTGGCTCAGTTTGCCTTCCTCCGTGTCCTCCATGCTGAGGCCAATACCCGCGACATAATGTTTGCCGTCTTTGGTCTGCTCAATTTTGACGCCCCACATGGCATTCCACTTATCGTTGGCGTCCTTCCACTCTTTCGAAAACTCCTCCAGTCTGCTGGCGTTATCCTCCGTCAGCTCGACTTTTTCCAGCAGCTCCTTGCCGAGATGGGATTCGGTTATCTGGCCTTTGAAAAAATCCAGGTAACCTTCCGCATCATCGCTCGCCCGACCGACGGCCTCCACGAATGCCGATTTGCCAACGGTGTTCACACTGCGGATATAAAAGTAATAATCATGGCCCGGTTTGATATTGATACTGGCGGCTATCCAGTACAGCCCCGTGCCAAGGTAGCGGGCTGTGGTTTCAACCTGCCTGATATCGGTAATCCGCGTTTCGGAGAACCAGAACTCAAACTGTACCGTCGGATCGTAAACCGCAAGATGCGGCGTGGCGGTTATCTGAAAATAGCCCGGCGTCAGCTCAATCCGAGACGGCGCTGCCGGTGCGGCAATCCGGAACGATACCGATGCCGGATCGCCCTGCTGTCCCCACGCATTTACCGCCCGGACTGTCAGCCTGTAGTTCCCCAGCGCCAGTTGCCTGAAGCGGTATGTGGTTTCCGTCGTCCGGGCCGTGCTGACCAGCCGCTCACTGCCGTCGTCCGCTGTTACGGTCAGGCGAAGCAGGAAGCTCACCCCCTTCACCACCTTCGGTGTGTCCCAGCGCGCCAGCACCTGATATTCCCCGCTGTCTGCGGTGACTTCTGCGGTCAGGTGCTGCACCGCTGGCGGCGTGACACCATTTACCGTGCCGCTCTGGTCGCCGTCAAAGTGCGCCCCGTTATCCACGATGGCCTCTTTTTCCGGTACATGCTGCACGGCGGTGATGGCATACGTGCCGTCGTCGTTCTCACGGATACTCACGCAGCGGAACAGGCGCTGGCGCAACGTCGGCAGCTTCAGCCCCCATACGCTGTATTCAGCAACGCCGTCAGGAACACGGCTCACTTTCACCTTCACGCCGTCGGTGACGGACTGAACCTCCACGCTGACCGGACTCCCCTGCCCGTCAACCAGGCTTATCAGCGTGGTGCCGGAAGATGGCAGCGTGATTTCACGGTCGAGCGTCAGCGTCCGGGTCTGGCTGTTTACCGCCAGCACGCGCCCGCCGGTGCGGATACCGGCATAGTCATCATCGCAGATTTCAATGACATCGCCCGGTACATGGCGAAGCCCTTCGGCACCCACGCTGAAGTCCACGGTCTGCGTTTCCAGCAGTTCTGTTTTAATCAGCCACAGCCCGGCGCGGTGTGCCTGCCCCCGGCTGGTACAGCCAAAGGCATCCATCTTCGTAACATTACGACCGTAACGGGCAATGGCCTGCGTATCTTCAACAAGCTCTGTCGCCGTCTCCCAGCCGTTATTCGGGTCAATCCAGTTCACCTCAACGGCATTATGGCGGTCCTTCAGGGCGCTGAAGCTGTAGCGGAACGGCGCGCCATCATCCGGCATCACCACATTACTGCGGTTATAGGTCCACGCCTTATCCGACGGTCGGTCCTGCACGAACGTCAGCGTCTGCCCGTTCCATACCGGCATACAGCGCATCGCCGAGCAGAAATCGCTGAGCACATCCCACGCCTTACGCTGTGTGGTCAGGTACGCATTACAGGTGATGCGCGGCTCCGTGCCGCCAAAGCCGTCCGGCACTGACTGGTCGCAGTACTGGCCGATGACATACAGCGCCCATTTATCCACATCCGCCGCACCAAGACGTTTCCCCATGCCGTAGCGCGGATGGGTCAGCATATCCCACAGACACCAGGCCATGTTATTGCTGTATGCTGGTTTAAACGTTCCGTCCCAGATACCGCTGTATTGCCGCGTCTGCGGGTTATAGTTCGACGGCACCTGCAGAATGCGCCCGCGAAGATGATAATTACGACTCACCTGCTGGCTGCCGAACTGCTCCGAGTCCACCTGTACACCGACCAGTGCCGTGTTCGGGTAGCCCTGTTTCACATCGATGATTTCGGTGTATGACGACCAGAGCGTTTTGTTCTGCAGCTGGTCTGTAGTGCTGTCCGGCGTCATTCTGCGCATCCGGATATTAAACGGGCGCGGCGGCAGGTTACCCACCACCACCGAGGCCAGATACTGCGAGGTGGTTTTGCCCTTAATGGTGATGTCTTTTTCCGTCACCCAGCCACCATTACGCTGTATCTGAACCAGCAGACGGACTTCCGACGGATTCCTGTCACCCTTTGAGGTGGTTTCCACCAGTGCCTGCACACCGAAGGTAAAGCGCAGACGGTCGATGTTTGCAGACGTGATGGTCCGGGTAATCGGCGTGTCGTACTTCACTTCCGTACCCAGCACCGTCTCGGAGCCGGAGGATTCAAATCCCTCCGGCGGTGTCTGCTCCTGCTCACCTGCCCGGAACACCACCGTGACGCCGGATATATTGGTATTCCCCTCACTGTCCAGCACCGGCGTACTGTTCAGCAGCACGCTTTTTAATCCATCCACCGGACCTTCAATCGGCCCTTCACTGATCGCATCAATCACGCTCAGTAACTGCGTGGATTTCAGGTTATCTTTCGCTTCGCGAGGAGTGTGCCCCTTGCTGCCACCTTTACCCATTTATCTGGCTCCATTAACAACAAAACCGCCCGCAGGCGGTTTCACATAAAACGTTTTACATCAGCGACCAATCACCACAACCTGACCACCATCACCCTCATCAGCAGTACTGATACTCTGTGAAATCACACGCGACCCCACACGCATCTCACCATACAGTACCGGTAACGGATTCCCCTGGGCGATCATATTATCCAGCGAGGAAAAAAAGGTGTTCTGTTTGCCGTTATCCGCGGACTCCATGGACGGCGTTTTGATGGCCGGTGTCAGCATCTGCGCTATCCCGCCGAGGATCATACTGGCCCCGGCGGCATACATCCCCGTAAGTGCTGCCGCACCCAGCCAGCCCGCGGGATTCCACCAGGCTACCGCAACAACCACAGCCCCCAGGATGGTCTGAAAAATTCCGCCATGCTTTGCACCGGCAAGCCGGGGAACAATGTGGATCACCGTACCGTCCGGTAACGGTTCATGGAGCTGTGCCGTTACTCCGGACTCGCTGACATCCCGCCCGGCGATACGTACCTGATACCAGCCGTCACTCAGTTTCTGACGAAACGACGGAAGTTGTGTGGCCAGCGCCCGGATGGCTTCAGCCCCCGTTTTCACACGAAGGTCGATGCGGCGACCAAATCGTTGCAAATCCCCGTAAAGGCAGAGGCGTGCCATGCCCGGTGCCGCCAGAGGGAGTGTGTGCGTCGCTGCCATTTTTCTGTATACCTCTCTCGTTTACTCAGTTGTTCAGGAATATGGTGCAGCAGCTCGCCGTCACCACAGTAAATGGCGGCATGATTCGGCACCGATGAACCAAAGCAGCACAGCAGCACATCGCCCGGCTGCGCCGCTGACAGGGTGACCGGGTAAAAGCCGGTATCTGCCATGTTGTCCAGGTAAAGATTCTGACCGTTACGCCACCAGTCATCCTCACGATGAAAATCCGGTATCTCAATTCCTGCCAGATGATAAGCGTCCCGGAACAGCGTGTAACAGTCCGTCACCCCGTGATCAAAGCGCCTTCCGGTCAGATGTGGCACGCAGCGGAATTTATGGAGAGCCCCCCGACAGACCAGCCACCACGGCAAATCACTCTGTACCTGCAGCTGACGGTCGGCTTCACTCAGCCAGGGCAGACCACCGGGATGGCTGTGGACCAGCGCCACCACCTCGCCCTGTATTTGTGCCCGCAGCCAGTCTTCCGGTACCATCCGGAAACACGCCTCCGGAGTACCGGAGATATTCACGCAGGGAAGATACCTTTCCCCCTCCGGCGTTCTCACCACGAAGCCGCACGACTCCGCTGGCGCACATCGCCGGGCGTGCGCCAGAATCACTGATTCAGTCTCTGTCATGGATTTACTGCGAAAGTTTATTGATGGAAAGGAAACCGCCAAAGTTACCGACGTTATGACGTGACTTACAGCCACTCAGGCATTTACTGCATTTATCCTTCGTGATATCAGACGTCGGCTGGTCATATTCATCCGCGACAGCCGGACCGTGATAACCGCACTCATCACCGCGATAGGTCCAGGTACAGGTGTTGGCCAGCATGGTACGTCCCGGGAAAACCGCACCGTCTGTCTCCGCTGGCGAGGCCAGAACAAACGTTGCCGTCACCGCCGTCAGATCGCTGCACTGTTCAATACGCCAGTAACTGATCACCTCCTGTTCCGGATCGGCTTCACTGTTTCCGTTAGTAAAATTCACCGCATCCAGAAAACGGGCGTAAACCTTACGCCGGATCACCGTTCCGCCAGCCAGACTCTGTAAATCCTCCACCATCCCGGTAACCATCCCGTACAGGTTGGACACCGTCAGGGTGGGGCGGGCGCTGCTTCCCTTGCCTTTCATTTCAAACCCTGCTCCCTGAACAGGATACACCTCATATTTCCGGCCCTGCCAGGTGACGGCCTCCCCCTTCTCGTTAGGCTCATTACTGAAAAAATAACGCTCCCCGCCAATCTCTGTCAGATCAATTTCCCAGAGTACCAGGCTGGCAGACTGCTCCGTACGGGTACATTCATTCAGTGTTTCCTGCCGGATATCCTGCATCCGTCCTCCTCATACCACGACCTGTTCAAAATTTGCGGTTACCGTGACCCACAGCGCCCCCACACTGGACGACCATTTACGGCAGACCACCCGGACAGGTGTCCAGCCATAAGGCGGTGTCCACTGAAACGCCCTGACCCCACCGTGCCGGGCCAGAAACGCTTCCAGCGCCTGATGCTCCCCTTTACGGACACGGATCGTGACACTGTACGTTGGCAACAGAGGATTCAGTCCCGCCGGACGACGCTGTTCATAACCATCACCCAGTTTAACTGTCACCACTTTGGGCTCTGAATCCACCTTCATATCCGGACGGACTTTCCAGCTAAATATCTCCATCACCGGTATACTCCGCTTAACTGCCCGCCATCACGGGACTGTTGTTGCATAAAATCTTCTGCAGCCCTTTTCCCCAGGTTGTAAACCGCCTGCATGACTTCCGGCCCAATCTGTCCGTTCTGGCCATCATTATTGATCTCGATGTTGTACTGCGGCGCAAACATCACCATCCCCGAACCACAGGTCGCTGCCACAACACCCAGCTTACCGTCAGCCCCCCTGCGCAAGGGCAGGATAGCCTCAGGCCCCGCTTCACCCATCACCCCCGCGCCTTTTGCAAAAGCAAAAAACGTCGGACGGTTAACCACCGTGCCACTGTAGCGACTCAAATCAGCAGACTGATAAACACCACCTTCTGCATTGGTTTTCACATCACCGAAATCAAACCCCATCACACTGCCAATCCCTTTGACAGCCTTCATCATGGTTGCCTGCGCCAGAATTTTTGCCATATCTGACAGCACAGATGAGGTGAAAGATTTGAAATTGAGTTTGCCGGTGGTAACAAAAGTTGCCAGACCATTTCCCATACTACTGAAAGCAGACATAAACATCTGTTCTGCAGTCCCGGCAGCATTATCCGCGTCGGCAGTAAAATTCATGAACGCGCGTTTTGTACCGTTTCTCCACTCCCCCTGCGCAGCATCCATCTGTTGCCAGTAGCGGCGATTCTCATTCAGTTTCCGGTTCAGACTGTCTGTCAGCGTCTGTTCAGCCTTCCGGTATGCGTCAGAACCATACGAGCCTTTCTGCTTACTGTCCCGTTCAAGTTGCTCCAGCTGTTGCTGGTACTGCTGTCGTAGACGCAACTGCGACTGGTACCGCTGCCGTTGCTGATCGCCCATTCCTGCCATGGCAACGTCCAGATCGTGTTGCTGACGCTGTGCGCGCTCTTCCTCAGCCAGTTGACTGGTCAGCTGAATGGTCTTTTTCTTCAGGTCATTGAGGGCAGTCTGCTTCTGCAGCTCCTGCTGTTTTGCATCCAGCAGCGTCAGTGCCTGAATCAGCTCATCCTTGTGAGCCAGTACACTTTTTTCATCTGCTGTCAGTTTTTTACCGGCTAAATCGCTGATACGCTGCTGAAGGGCCAGAAGCTGTTTATGCGCTTCTGTCATCCTTTCAGTAGCCATGCCCGCTGACTGTCTGGCGGCGGCAATCTGTCCCTCCACCTGCGCCTGTTGCTGGCTGTACTGCAGTAATAGCCGGGTGGCCTCATCATTACGGGTGGCAGGCGTTTTTTTCTTAATGGCTTTTTCGTAACGTTCATTTTCACGCTGTATCGCTGCGTCCCTGACCGCCTGATCGGCGTACTGCATGGCATTAATACGCGCAATTTCACGCTGATGTCGTGCTGCTTCCGTTTCGTTCATCCGGTTCAGCGCGGCATTTTCAGCATTCCGGCGTTTCTGCTGCTCCTGATAATTTCGCTCAGCCTGCTCTTTTGCATCCTGCAAATCCTGCTGGCGTTTTCGCTCTTGCAGCGCATCCAGTTGTTGCTGATCGTATTCCCCCGTGGTGGACGCCTTAGTCCACGGAAATTTCTTCGCCCGCTGAATTTTTTCCTGCAGCGACGCAATCTGCGCATCAAGGGAATCTTCCCGACCAATGTTCATGGCCGCATCCCAGAACTGCTTCCACCAGTCAGACAAGGTTTGCAGCGTACTGCCCAGCGCATTGAGGTTATTATCAATATCCGACGTACGTTTACCGGTTTCCTCTGCCAGTGCAGACATGGCTATCCGGGCTGCGTCACTGGTGCGCCCCTGCTCTCCGAGCACACGGATCTGTTCAAGCTGGGTGGCTGTCAGAAAATGCAGTTCATCATCCAGCGCCTTCGCAGCACTGACCGGATCATCCTTCAGCCGTTTAAACTGACTGATGGTGTCACTGACAGACTGCCCTACCGAGCGTTCCATCTGTGCGGCAGCTTTCGCCACCATACCAATATCGCTACCGTGAAATGCACCGCTCCCCACTACCTGCGCCAGTGACCCCGCCATGGCATGTTGCGTGATGCCATTACCGGAAAGATTTTTACTGAGCGCCCACAACTGCCCGGCTGTCACACCGGCATAGTGTCCGGTGAGCTCAAGCTGCCGGTTAAAGGCTTCGCCTTCTTCCTGCCCCTCCATCCAGGCTTTACCCAGACCAATAACCGCAGCAGTGATCCCTCCGATAACTCCCCCCACCGCCAGGCCTTTCGGAGTCATTAATTTATCAATCCAGCCGGCACGGTTAGCCAGGGTGATCCCGGAGCCACGAAGCGCACCGAAATTACCTCGCGCCAGCTCACCAATCATGACCCCCAGCTCCCGACGGGCTGCCGCACTTTTCAGTCCCAGCGAATGTGTGGTGTTTCCGGCTTTCTCCATTTTACGGATGTACACCTCCGCGGCACTGCTGCACCCAAGTTGTGCCGCCTTTGCCCGAAGCAGTTCCGTCGTGGTCATTTTCTGGCGACTTGTCTGTTCTTTCAGCTGACGAATAAATGCGGTTTTCTGGCGGGTGGCCGTTTCCTCTGCCTGTGTCAGAACGCGGGTTTTCGCTGTCACCTCAGAAATCAGGGCCAGATAATCCTGCTGAGCAATCCCGCCACTGTTTCTGGCCTGTCGGATCTGCTGCTGAATACGCTGTAACTCCTGCAGCCCCGCACTGGCCTGTTTTACGCTGTCGATCTGACGATAAAATGCGGCAGCCATCTTATCCTGCGCCGCAGCCAGCGCAGCCGCCTGAACCTGCTCCTCCCGCATCTGACGACTCAGGACCTCCATCCGCAGGCGCGCCCTTTCCACATCTTCCGCCAGCGAAACATGCCCCTGCGCATGCTTCACCACGGCCTGAGTCTGTATCACCGTCGCGCTGGCAGCCTGTTTCTGACTTTCCTCAAACCGTTTCATACGGGCTTCGGCCCGCTCCGCCTCCCTTGCTGTACCATTCAGCAGATTTTTTACACGCGGAAGCTGCTCTTTAAAATCGGCGGTATCAATGCTTAAATCAATGACAAGGTCAGCAATCTGGTCCAAATCTCATTCCTCCCGATATACCTTCCCCCAGATGCATCAGCTCTTCATCCGTGCGTTCAGGGATCACCCTGTCATCCGTAACCAGACTGAAATCATCCGCCGGAATACGTTCACCGGACACCATCTGAACCATCAGCGACTTCAGTGTGGAAATCTGTGCATCCAGCCAGATATCCCCGAAACTCTGCTTCCGGAAGAAATCCCCCCATTCGCCCAGTTCTGACGCTGACATTTCTGATAACATCCGCCGCCAGTCTGCCCGCCGGAACTCACGGGCAAGCTGCATCACAAACTGCATCTCCCGCGTCAGGACTTTTCCGGTGTCAGGGGAACCTGTTCACCGTTCTGAACATCACCGGTGGAGACCGGCATACCACTCAGGGATAAAACCAGACTGCCCCCGTCGCCAAGCGCGTCATAAGACCAGGTGTTTTTTACATCCTCATTCAGCGCATCCACATCCTGTGACGGGTCCGTATTCCACATTGACCGGGAAACCAGCCAGGCATTGATATCCATCCCCATACGCAGAAATTCAATCTGACGATCCGCCACCGGCATGGCATCATCCAGGGCGTCAAACTCAGCTGTCCGTTTCTGGACAAACGCCAGATACTCCACCCGCTGAAGTCCGGATAATTCTGTCAGTACCACAGACTGATTACCGTAGTTAAATGTGTCCTGTTTCAGAAACATGTCCCCTCCGTAAACAAAAAACCCCGGCATACCGGGGTAAAAAACAGACTGCCAGGTTAATCACCATTAACGGTAACACCGGCCACAGCAACCTGCGCACCACCCGCAGTCATCCCCACAATCGAGGTGCTGCCCGCTTTCACACCTTTCACCGTGGCCACCATGCCACTCAGCGTAACCGTGGCGATATCAGGAGATGATGACGCCACGCTCACCGTTTTATCAGAAGCATCTTCCGGTACTGTGCTGAATGTCAGCGTCGTCGTTGCCCCCACTCTGACACTGGCGGAAACCGGCATTACTGTCAGCCCGGTCACCCCCACAATTTCAGTCCCCTCCTCAGCCAGATACGGACGCCCCACACCGCTGATTTTAACCGTACGGGTCATCACATCTTTTGACGTAATGGTTTTACCCAGCGAACTCAGCCAGCCGCGGAACACATCAACGGTACCGTTAGGGTATTTAATGCGGAATGCACGAACTTCACCGGAATCAAACAACTGAATCAGTTTTTTCTGTCCGCTGTCACCCGGACGCCAGGCCAGCGTCGCGGATGTATCACCAACAGATTTTTGCCCCTGAGTTGTCGTTTTCCAGTCAGCATTTTCATCATCGAGATAATCGTCATCTTCCGCATCTGCAGTCATTTCCCCCGGCTGCAGATCCTTCACCATCGCGAGGCGCAGCCAGTCCGTATCTGACAAAGGATTCGCAAATGCGTCGCCCTTGCCGGTATACATCCAGAACGTCGTCCCCGCCCCTTTCATTTTTTCAAGTGGATTCGGTGTCGTCATTTCCCACCCCTTAATTTGTATATGTGATTTGATACGTGATTTCCGCCATCGCCCATGTTGCCATATCGTTATCACGCTGATAGTTAAATCCCCGTGGGATCATGGTATCGATAAGGCCGTAAAGCGCCGGAATATCCTCCAGTGCCGGGTAAATAATGTTGTCCATCCACGTATCCAGATCAGAATCCGGTGCCTGTGCGCGGATAAAGACGGCGACATGCAGAACTGCCAGCCAGTCATCCTCATCCGTCATTTTTCCGGTGTACTGTGCATCACTCAGCCACACCGCCACGGCAGGCAGCTCCTGCGCATCAATAAAGGCAGGAAGGCCGTCAAACAGGACGGTCTTCTCCCCGCACGTCGTTTTCAGGCGCGACAATACGGCCTGACGAATTTGTGTGTGTCGGTTCATCGGGTCAGATATAACCTCAGTTGGTGTTTCAGGGCATACCCCAGCTGTTTCGGCATCTCGTTATCAATGACGCTTTTACGGGCATCCTCAAATGCCTGTGTCAGCGCTCCGGCCAGCGGGATTTTCACAACCTCCACAGGTAGACGATTTTTTTTCGGTCTGCCCTGATGGTCGCGCCCTGTTGCGAAACGCGCTTCAGGAAGACGTCTCAGAACATGCCAGCGACCATTCGCCAGTTGCCGGATAAACGCGCCACGGAAAAAATATTTCCCCACCCTCAGCCCGTCACCGGCACGCCGTCGCGTTGTGTTCAGTTTGATGGCGGGAAGGTTGCCACGGTTAATGCGGATCCTGGCATACATTTTTCCGGAAGGGCTGGCACTCAGCATCCTGACGCGCCCCCTGACCAGTTTCAGGGGGATCCCCTTCATCTGGTTATCACCGGCTACGGTATCGCGGGCAACCTGTCGGGTAGCCTGAGAAATGGCTTTCTGTGCCACACGATTTATTGCCCAGGCGCTGGCCTGTGGCACCATACGGGTATCAAGGATGTCCAGATTACGGATGGCGTTTTCAAGACCTTTCATAATATCGCCCCGTACTGATATCACCCCGGGAACTGTCACACCGTTGCAGGCGGATATAACAGCATCCCCCGTCGTCCTGAGTAATGCGATCCACCCGAAAAAGATCCCCACCAACCTCCAGCGTATCCAGACGGCGCAGTCCCGTAATATCTGCTGTTTTCACAAACAAAGACGGTGAAGAATCTTCAAACCGTACTCCTCCGGCAACGAACGAAATTTTTTCAGGATCATCAAAAACACCCCTGAGTGTTTTTCCTTCAAGCTGACCGGACGTAATTACCGCCGTAATCCCCATATGACAAAGAATGACCTCGTCAGCCATGGCGACGGCGGCATCAAACGGATTATCGAAATCTGCCACCTTTCCCCCACATTCAACACATTTTCACGAGGCCACTTTCTACCATGCTGGCTGCCACCACGGCAGATACACGAAACACTTCTCCCGGACGTACAAATGCCACGGGGTTATCCCGTGTGGCGTGGAGTGCATTGACATGTAACATCACCACAGCTTTGACCATGACCATATCCACAGAATTTCGGTTCTCACTCTCCCCACGTTCGGATCGTGTTTCGTTTTTTTGTTGTGGTTCTTCATCATCCTTATACAGGCCGTCTGAACCATCACTTAATTCTTCTTCCCACTCCGCCAGACGTTGTTCAAGATCAGCTTTAGAGCCTGAAATATCGGCATCGCGCCCGAGTACTGCCGCCAGCTCCTGAAGACGCGCTGTTATTTCTTCTTTTGTCATCACATCTCTCCTGTGCGATAAAGAAAAAGGCGGGAATATCCCGCCTGACCTTATTTCACCTGAACTACCACAAACGCGTCCGGATCCGGCAACACCATCAACGGCGCAGACTGCGTCATGGTATATTCGCACCCCGGGTCCCCCACCTCTAACCAGTGTTTCGGATAACGAATTGCAGAGGTGATCCCTTCACTCAGCGCCTGGTTATCCTGGATTGCGCCATAACAACGGACACCCTCCACCTGAGTGTTTCCAAGAATCAGTGTGCCTTCCGGCAGATAACGCTGCTCATCCCCGTTTTCATCAACATACGTTGTTTTCGCCACCATGATGGCCAGATCACCGTAATAACCTTTAAAAGAAACCACGGAACCCAGATCTTTCAGCGCGGTTTCCAGTTCAGATTTTGAGCCACGGCGGGTATCCAGTTTTTCACGAAACAGCTTAAAACCGTTCAGCATACGCCAGACAGTACCGTCCATAATCGCAATATTGATGGTACCGGAAGCAAAATCGCAGTACGCATCCAGATCATGCGTCGGATCAAAGGTGTCAGCATTCTGTTTTGACCATTCGCGTCCCCCTGCCTGCGTAATGTTATTGGCGGCAGAACGACCAAAATCCACTTCCACCGTCTCAAACTGTTCACCGCTCATGGTGTACTTACCCTGCAGAACAGCGCTGACCGCCTGCATTTCTTCCACCTGCACAATCGCTTGCTCTTCCTGTTTCAGGTTGTCAGTCAGAATACGCAGGCGACGGTAGGCCGGGTCATTAAGACGGGCCGGATCTTCCCCCGGAAGACGCTCCACCGCCTGCTGATAATCCAGCCGGTGTTTTGGTTTAACATAGCCGGGGCGTAACACGCGGGTTTCACCACCACGACTGCGCAGTACCTTACCTGACACAACCGGAGACACATATGCCGCAACCGGTGTTTTTCCGGTGATTTTATCCAGCATCACTTCCTGAGTATGGAAAGTGACCGTACGACGAAAAAACAGCTCCAGAAACAGCGCACGGAATTTCACTTTCTGCTCGGTGTAGCCGAGCAACTGACGCGTGGTAAATAACCCCATAATTGACTTTCCTTTAAAAACACAAACGGGCCGCATCACGACCCGTTTTTTCAGTTAATCACTTCACCATCAGGCGTGGCTGATGGCACTTCCCACAAACGCGTTGGCTTTTTTCACCGCATCCACCGAATCCGGCCAGACCAGCGATTCGGTGGCAAACGTACCGCTTTTGTAGTACGTCAGTGTGGGCTCGGTCCCGGCCAGCGCCAGTACCAGCACCCCCACAGCCGTTCCGGCTTTCTGACCATCCCATGCCACCAGTTTTCCGCTGGCGTCATCCAGCATCAGTGGCGTCAGTGAAGGCGTGGCAACACTGATACCACTGGTACCTGTTGCGGTATATACCGGATCGCTTCCGGCAAAAATGCGCCCGTCCGCGCGCTTTTCTGTGGTGGTTTTAATCATTTTCTCAGTCTCCTGATTTATCTGAATCACGGATCCCCGCTTACGGCATACTCATCAGCAGTTCTTCTTCCCCGTTCCCGGCAGTTCCGCCACCGGAAACGGCACTGGCGGCATGCTGTGCCATGAAGCGCTCAAAAAGTGTTACCTGTGACGGTTGCGATACTGATGGCGCAGCTGCCAGCAGCGTTTTCGCCTGCTCCACTGTCATTCCAGGTTGTTCAGCCAGCGCCTGTGCCAGTTTTTCGCGTCCTTTTGCTTCCGGCAACGCAATAATTTGATCGCCGGTACTTGCCGTACCGGTTGCCGGTGCCGCTGCCAGTAGCATTTTCGCCTGTTCCACCGTCATTCCCGGCTGTTCAGCCAGCGCCTGTGCGAGTTGTTCACGCCCTTTTGCTTCCGGAAGTACCATAATCTGCTCGCCGGTACTTGCCGCACCGGCAACCGGTGCCGCTGCCAGTAACGTTTTCGCCTGCTCCACCGTCATTCCCGGCTGTTCAGCCAGCGTCCGTGCCAGTTGTTCACGTCCTTTTGCTTCCGGAAGTGCCACAATCTGATCGCCTGTGCTGTCAGTACCGGCAACCGGTGCTGCCGCCAGTAATGTTTTTGCCTGCTCAACTGACATTCCCTGCTGACCTGCCAGCATCTGCGCCAGTTTTTCGCGTCCTTTCGCCTCCTGACAATTCAGGATCCCCATCACGCGCTGATTTTCCTGGGACACCGCTTCAGCAACGGTGAGATTTTTTGTTGTCATCGTATTCTCCTGTGTAACAGAGTCGTTCAGAGCAGAAACCATTACATCAACGGCATCTGCAGCATTAATCAGTTGATCAGCCAGGCCTGTATCAATGCCTGCCTGGCCGTCATAAACGGCAGCCTCGGTATTCATCACCACCTCTGAACTCAGCCCCGTATAAAGTGCCACCTTGTCGACAAACATCCGGCGGGCCTCATCAATACGGCGCTGAAAATCCGCACGCACACCTGTCGGCAACGCCTGAATACTGTTGCCGTCAACCTTGTGCTGCCCGGAGTAAATCAGCGTGATATCCACGCCTTCCTGTGCCAGTTGTTTCTCGTAACTGGTGTGCGCCATCATCACACCAATCGAACCAATTTTTGCCGTCTGCGTGACCAGCCGACGCGTACAGGCCGCCGCCAGCAACATGGCGGCTGAACAGGCCATGTCATTACACAGCGCCCACACGGGCTTCTGTTCCCGCAGACGGTAAATCATGTCAGCACAGTCAAACGCCCCGGCAGCCTGACCGCCCGGACTGTCGATATCCAGTAAAATGCCGCGTACATCCGGGTCGTTCACCGCTGACTTAAGACGGGCAGTCAGACCGTCATAACCGGTCATACCGGAATATGGCCGCAGGGTACCCATTTTATGTACCAACGTGCCGCTCACCGGCAGAATGGCAATACCATTTTTCACCTGGTAACTCTTTACCGGACGCGGACCACCAGTCATATAATCGGTAACCGCCAGCTGCATACCATCGGCATCAAGCTGAACGGCCTGCTGCGGAACGGCAAGGTTGCCCGCCCCCATCTCCTTACCCAGTGCGCAAAAGAAAACCCGCGCATAGGCGGGTTCCAGTAAAAGCGGCTCATTAAATGCCATCGCGGCAATATGTGATAAATTACAGCGCATCGCCTTTTTCTCCCGTTGTCTGTCGGATCTGCTGTTGAAACGCGTCCTTTATCCAGACCGGACGCGGAAGACCGGCAGCCTGTCGCTCCTGAGTTTCCCGTAGCTGCTGGCGGAAAATCTCCTGATAGTCATCCCCCATCAGGGCCAGCTCTTTCTCGTATGTACTCAGGCCGCCTTCAATGCGCATCACCGCTTCCTGCACTTCCTTAAGGCCATCAATCGCCATACGACCGGCACCAATCCACTCGGCACGGCACCACCCGGAACGGGCCTCCCAGAATGAGAAACGGGATTTCGGCGGACGGATCACACCACGAATAAGGGCTTCCTCCAGCCAGCAGGCAAACATCTGTGACGCCAGGCGACTGGCCACAAATTTTCGTTTTCCCATAAAATACCGCCACGACTCATTGGCGGATGCCCTGGCACTGGAATAACTGACCTGTGAATAATCCCGGGAAAGCTGCTCATACGACACACCCAGTCCGGCAGCAATGTAACGTAACAGCGCCTTTTCCAGTTCAGAAAAACCATTATCCGCATTCTGGGCTGTCTGCAGATTCAGTGAATCTCCCGGGTAAAGATGCGGAATACGGACCCCGCCCAGTTTTACCGTATTGGTGGCGTAATAACGCGCGTAGCCTTTCATGATGGTGTTCAGGGGATTTTTACCTCCATCTCCCACCCCGGCGATATATTCAAACGCTTTTTCCGAATCCAGTGTGGATTCAATCGTGGCGGCATACATGGCGCGAACCACCGCCGACTGCAGTTGCGTGGCCTGCAGTGTGTCGAGCATCTTGAGACGCTCCATTACAGAATAAAACTGGTTGGCCCCGCGGGTCTGCCCGTCTTCCTGTGGCTGAAACACATGGATCATTCCCGGTCGTCCGGAAGGCAGTGTTGCCGTAATTCGTGTCCATTTACTGACACCGTAGCCGGGCCAGTCATCATCCTGAACATGGTAGGCCAGCGCTTTTCCGTGTCGGTTTATTTCCACCCCGGCACGCATAAAACGATCGCCGGTACCATAACCGGGTGTACTGACACGCTTCGGGCTGATGGTTTTGAATTTCGTCCGGAATAATGACGTGGATTCCGCATCCCATACGGGCTGGACAAAAATTTCACCGTTAAACGTATGGACCCCCACCCCTTCACGAATAAATTCGGTAAACGAACGACGCCCTTCCACATCCATCGTACCAAACACCGGATCGCAGTATTCCATCCACGCCGCCTCAACATCTTCAATAAAAGCATGTGAATCTGCTTCCGACATCCCCAGCCAGCGCCAGTTGGGACGGTAACTCAGACGAAACATGTGCCCGACAATATGATCCTTATGAATTTCCACTGCATTCGATGCAATACCGTTGTTACGGACCAGCTCATCCGCGCGGGCGTTACCCAGATGAATGGAAGGTAAGAGCGCCACGTCGGCACTTTCCGGTGCAGGCAGCCATTCTGCCATTTGCCCACCGAACCCGGAACCACCACCAGAATATCCCATGCTTTGCCGTAAAGGCTGCCCATGAATATCCACCAGTTCCCCGTTCACAGCCCCACTCCTGCCGGGCCACGACGCCGTCCGGATACACCCAGCGCACTTTCCAGCTCTTCAATATACTGACGCAGTTCACCAATTGTCGCCCGCGAATACTGAACCTGACGCCCGTCCTTGCTGACGGAAACCACAGCACGTCCGATCATCAGTTCATGTAACGCCCGGCGGGCATCGCATAGCATTTCATGCGTATAAATCATCACTTATCCTCCACTCAGAGCAGCCGCGATTTCTTCAATAGTCATTTCATCGTCGTCCTGTTCATCTCTTCTGGCGCGGGCCAGTGCATCCAGATCCAGTTGCCACCGCTGAACGGAAATGCGCAGCGCTGCATAGGCATACACCAGACAGTCCAGAGCTTCATTACGCCGTTTTCTGGCATCCCACTGGAGTTTCACCCGCCCGTTCACAACTTTTTCAACCAGCTCTTCTGCCACGAGTTGTTTAGCTTCAACATCAGAAAAAATGTCCGGGTTATCCGGAAAACGGAAGGTATACGGTGCGACTTCACTGGCAGATACCACCGGCAGGGCAAAACGCGCATACAGCATTTCCTTGACGGTATCGGAACCCACCTCACACAAAAACACCCCACGCTGGTTTCGCTTTTTTGGCATGGTGATCACCGGCTTGCCGTACACCGACGCCCCTTTGATGGGGAGCACAAAAAAAGTGCCGTGTTTTCTGGATCGCTGATACACAATGTCCTGGTCAATACCACCGGTATCCCAGCAGACGCGGGAAATGGAAATTTCAGTGCCATCTGCATGACGGTATTTTTTCCGGATCACGGCATCAACGCGTTTAAGGGTGTCCTCATCTTCCGGTCTCCCCATGATGATCTGCTTGTCAATCAGAAAAGCTTCTTCGCCAGGAGCCCAGCCCCAGACATAAATCTCATAACGGTTTTTCTGAGAGTCGATCCCTGCGGTCAGGTAAACCACCCGCAGGGGAACCTGCGCATCATAGTGGCAGACTTTTTCCAGCAATAACTCAAAGCTCAGTTTTTCTGCCACAGCCTCTTCATAAGGCTCCCCCAGCGTGGTGTTAATGAACGTCTTGACGCCATTCGGATCCTTCAGTGCATCAAGCCAGTCATAAACAATCTGTACCCAGGTGGTGAACGGGCTGTATGCCGTCCAGATGTGGTACGAGATTGAGCGCGGTGGCGGGATTTCCTCATCACCGGCGCTGTAAAATGTCAGACCGTCACGCGTCCACATCCCGGTATTGTCACAAATCCACCGCCCGTCGGTCTGGTCAAGTTCCGACTGACGGATCGCGCAGCCATTATGTTCACACAGGTAATACACCGTCTCCGGCTTGCCCTTCTCCCATTTCAGGCCAAAGGTTGTCGCATCATCGCCAAACTTCAGATACTGGGCTTCACCACAATGAGGGCATGGCACATAAAACCGCATAAAATGTGCAGATTCGTTCGCGGCTTTTTCAATCTGGCAAAAACCTTTAATTTTGGGCGTTGAGCCGCGTATGGATTTAGGCCATACCGAACCTTCGATACGCTTATCGCCAAGCAGAGTTGGTGAACCTTCTTTTTCCACATCCGGTTCAAACGAGGAGAGTTCGTCATAGCAGACCACATCCACAGATTTTTCACGGTAGTTTTTGGCAGCAGCTCCGCCCAGACACCAGAATCCCACACCGGAGGAGAAACGTTTCAGGGTAAGCGTGTTGTCCCGATGTTTTCTGCCAAACCACGGAGCCAGCTCCAGTAATACAGGAACGTCTCTTATCGTTGGTTCGACATGGGATTTCATAAAATCTTCTGCCGCAGAATCTGTCGGCTGAAAAAGCAGGCTGTTACGGGATTTGTGTTCAATAAAATAAGCCTCCACCCCCAACAGCATTTTGGTGTAACCAACACGCGCCGATTTAATCAGATTAACGGTGCGGATCCGGTCATTCCCCATGCTGTTCATGATGGCAACCTGAAACGGCAGTGTTTCCCATTGCCCGGGAGTATATGAAGACTCTTTTGGCAGATAATAATGCTGATCAGCCCACTGAACTGTCGTCAGTGGTACCGGAATATTGAGAGATACAAGCCCTGTTGCTATCGCACCGGCTGCATTAGCTGCCTTCTGTGCGTCTGAAATCATCAATCCACCCGCCTACGTTCTCACCAGCTTTAGCTGCAACGTTGGAGGCTTTTGCGATTTCAGTTTTCACCACATCAAGGTGTGACGGTGAAATATCCGGATATTTACGCTGTAATGTCAGCGGCACACGTACAAGTATCCCCGAAATCTCCTGTGCCACACGTTGCAGAATGAAGGTAAACAATTCCGTTTCCAGTACCAGCCCTTCTTCGCGGGCATTTTTCAGTTCCTGTGCATCAGCCTGTGCTTTTGTGAGTCGGTAGCGCTCATAGTCAATGGTGCCGGGTTGTAAATCTGATTCCGCAGCCGCACGCAAATCCTCGGTCTCTTTGCGGAGTTTTTCGTTTTCAATATCGGCTTCGCGCTGCGCATACCACTGAATTGCCATGGCGGTATCAAATACAGATTCAACCCCCTTACTACCACCAGAGACACAAGAGAGCCCCTGAGACTGCCAGCGTTCAATCGTTCGTGGATCCACGTTGAAAATTTCCGCGAGCTTCTTTTTATTAACCTTCATAAAACATTTCCATATCAAATGCAGGGTCCGACATGGAAGTGCTCAAAGACGTCTTTTTCGGGCACTTTCATGTCGGACCTTTTACGGATGTGATTGATGAAAAAACAATGAGTTATACACGAGAAGTACCGACACGCTTTTTCCCGAAAAATTTTCATAAATAGCGAAAATCCGCGCCGCTGCCGCCCCGTGGCAGGCCCCCCCACCGGAAGGACCCGCACAAATGAGAGCGTTTATCATTAACATTTACAGATAAGATGACGTACATCATTGAAACGCCATTCAGCCATATACCGGCAGCATTCGGTGTTGCACTTCATAACTCTGCGACTACGGTTATAAAAGCATTGGCTACTTTTGCCACCGGCAAATCTTCAATGGATTTCCCCTGCCGGTTTTTTATTTTCATCGATGCATAACATTGCTTTTACATCAATAGCAGCTATTGTCAGTAGTATGTTGTATCGATGCATGGGTGGTATTGGCGGTCTTCGCCGACCGGTTCTGTGTAGCTCCCTATGACCGGTTTTTTTATTTCTAAGATTATAGAAGTCCTTCACTGTATGAAGGACTTCTATAACGCTTCTTACTTTGTAATTTTCGCACCTTCCGGTAATTCCATAGGTTAAAAAAACCTCATAATCTCTAACAATTATCATCCACACAGGATAAAGACATCTGACCAGATTGCAGTATTAAAAGCTCTCATGCAGACTACGCACCCCATATCATATACAAGGTTATACTGATGGTTCAGGTTGCCATTTTTAAAGAAATATTTGATCAAGTGCGGAAAGATTTAAACTGTGACCGATTTTACTCTGAACTAAAACGTCACAATGTCTCACATTACATTTACTATTTAGCCACAGGTAATATTCACGTTGTATTGAAAAATGATAACACAGTGTTAATAAAAGGACTTAAGGAGGTTGTGAATGTTAAATTTCGCAGAGACACGCGACTTATAGAAAATTACTCTCATAAGTTGAAATCAAGAGAAATCACATTTCATGAATACAGGGAAAATCTGGCTAAGGCTGGAGTTTTCCGATGGGTTACAAATGTCCATGAACACAAAAGGTATTACTATACCTTTGACAACTCATTATTGTTTACCGAAAGCATTCAGAACACGACACAATTTTTTCCACGCTAAACCATATCGCCCGGTTTAATCCCCCTCACTATCCGGCACTCCCACACAGGAGTTACCAGTCGGTACTGTGGACATAGTTAATCCGGGAATACAATGAAAATACAGCACATCTGGCATACTTTAATAAACATTAAAAATATGAGATTTCAACTCATTGTTTAGGTTTTGTTTAAATTTCTACAAATACGATTCAACAACCTTAAAAACACAACGGGAATAACACTATGAAAAAAACGCTACTCACTTTCACGCTGGCCCTGCTTATCTCTGGATGTGCTCAACAGACGTTTACTGTTGAAAACCAACCGACAACAGTAACACCGAAGGAAACCATCACTCATCATTTCTTCGTTTCTGGAATTGGTCAGAAGAAAACTGTCGATGCAGCCAAAGTTTGTGGTGGCGCAGAAAAAGTTGTTAAGACTGAAACCCAGCAAACATTCGTAAATGGATTGCTCGGTTTTATCACTTTCGGCATTTATACTCCGCTGGAAGCTCGGGTATATTGCTCACAATAATATCATAAGTTGCCCATCTCGATGGGCAACTCTATCTGCACTTGATGCGCAAATAACAACTTCCAAAAGAAAAATAGCAAAAGCAGACCGTGTCACATAAAGACGTGCAGTTACTTTCTTTTCTATTCCTTTCATAACGGACGGCTTTAAAAGAAGATTTATACGATCTGCCGAGGATTTTTCTCTGTACTCACTGATTCATATTCTCCTCTTTGTTTGGTATAAAAACCGAACTCTTTCTCCAGTCGTTTTTCTTGTTCGGTAAGTCTAATAACAAGCTAACCGCAGGTTGGATTTACTGGCCTCATTAATGCCAACTACACCACCACGCGCTCTTTCATCCAGCCATACACGAACGATTCATTAGCCTCACGTTTTTCTGCCAGTTCAAGGTAGCGATCTCCCTGCGTACAGTTTAGCGCTGTCAGAATCACCAACTCACCATCCCTGCCACGTTTTGACAAATAGGCGCGTAACGCATTAATGGTACGTGGGCCGATACAACCATCTGCATCAATGTCCGGATACAACTCTCCTTTCTGGTTAAATACATTAAGCCAGCGCTGAAGCATTCTGGATGCCACTGACGGCCCCATGTTTACGCCGGTATCACACAATTCAGCAGCGATCTCCGGAGACAGGCTCGCAACCTTGTGAAAACGTGGTCCGTACCAGTAGTCCGCTTCAAGAATTTCGAGGGCCTGCCCACGCGTCAGGTCACGAATATCCCCCTGATAACCGTGTGCACGGGCAACTTTTCCAGTAATGCCCCATTTAGTCGGACCACCTTTATCATCAGGGTGGTTGACGTAGCCGCCCTCTTTGCCAAGAACAGCATCAAAAATTTCATCTTTCGACTTCATCTCAGCGCCTTCGTAATACAAAGATTTTTGAAACGTTCCCACGAGCACGAACCACCAGCACGCAGAACAGCAGGTTAAAAAACACTTCCAGCCAGCCCGTTGCTAACGGGCGACCACACAGATAGCTGAGGGGCGCAAAGGCATACAGCAACATCAGCAGCCAGGCCAGCCACGACATCAGCGGTTTATGTCTCGACTCACCACGACGATAAAAAAAGAGCGTCAGCACGATAACCGTGCTTAACACCATATTCAGTAATCCGGGAAGGTTACTTAACATTACCGCCTCCACCCCGCAGACGGGAGAACAGCCCAGATACCAGCGATGCGATATCCTGCTGGTGGATGAATGATAGAATCTTCACCGACACCACCGATACCAGTACCGCACAAAGCGCGTCGAGAGATGTGCTGTGGAGATTCAGTTTTTCAGCCAAGTAAGACGCCATCACATCCGCCCCCAGCACGCCAACAATGAACGACACCAGAAAATGCGCTGCCACACGCCAGACAGAAATCTTCTGTGGTATCGTGGCCACAAACAGCGCCCCTGCGAATGCACCAAACACAATCCCGAAATCCGTTCCGGTAAACAGCCCGAATACCGTCGCCCCGCCGAGCGCCGCAGCCGTGCCGGAACCGGATAAGGGTTCAGACATACTTTTTCTCCTGTAAATAAAAAAGGGCCTCTGTCGGCCCGTAAAAAAACACCCCATCAAAGGCACCCGCAGATGCCTTTTGTGTGGTGTTATCTGGTGTTTTCTGATGTGATGTGTACAGGACACAGATGTGAAAAAGGTCCGCCGGTACGAACCCTGTGTATGAATAAAAAAATGCCCGTCAGGAGACGGGCCAACGCATTCATCATGCAAGAGTTAAGCAGGATTACTTGTATCGAATTATCGGTATCAGAATGAGTCGTCAACCTGCAACCGCAATTCTGACGAATCGTAGGTTCCGGTACAGGTGACGACTCATTCTGATAACGCATACCATTAACAATGTAAAAAACCAGCAAGCCTCAAATAAATTAGCATAATTAAAATCTCAGAATACGATGCCTGATGCATTATCGGGATAAAGCATAATTACCTGATAAATGAAATGCCTGCATTGCAAAGATCCTCACCAATAACCATGCTTTATCCCGATAAGGCATCACATAATTAAATATGTTGCATTAAGATGACGTTCCGCCCCATAACACCCTGATATTCACCTAACTCGCCATGAAATCAGAACGCCATCTGAATACACAGAAAAAAGCTGGCTTTACACCACCCTGCATGTGAACGCAGAACTCACCCCACCACGTGCTTTCGCAACCAGCACACAATCTGTGTCAAAAACTGGCAGATGAGCAATGAAACTGCCAGTGCGGTCACCTGTCTTAGTTCGCATCGCTAATTCTGCGTGATAACAAGCTTTTCGTTCTTATCTTATTGTGCACTCCTGGTTAACCCGCCTGCTCCATTATTTCACCAACGGTCTGTTCAAAACGTTCTTTTTCCAGTTCCACGCCAGTCGCCCTGCGTCCCAGTGACAGTGCCGCTTTTATTGTCGCCCCCGACCCCATAAAAAAATCGGCAACCAAATCACCGGGGCGACTGCTGGCCTCAATTATCTGCCGCAACATATCGGCTGGTTTTTCACAGGGATGTTTGCCCGGATAATACTGCACGGGCTTGTGCGTCCAGACATCCGTATACGGAACGGCAACTGATACGGAAAAATAACGCCGCAGGGATTTGTACTCCTTCAGCAGGCTGGCATATTGCCGGTTCAGTTCACTGTATGTGCTGACCAGCTGGTGGTGTGGCTTTTCCAGTTCCCCGCGTTGATGTTTTTCTGCTGCAACACGCGCAAACAACGCCTGTAATTTCAGATAATCACCTTCGTTCGGCAACTGCCACTGACTGATACCAAACCAGTGCGAAGCCATGTTTTTCTTTCCGGTGGCTTCCGCTATCTGTTTTGACGTTATTCCCAGTGATTCACGCGCATCACGAAAGTAAGAAATCAGCGGGGCCATGACGTGCTGTTTTAGCTCGCTCCCCTTTGCCGCATAGCCGTCATTTTTGGGCCGGTATGGCCCCTGATAATGTTCTGCAAACAGAATGCGTTCTGTTGCCGGGAAATACGCCCGCAGGCTTTCCTTGTTGCATCCGTTCCAGCGTCCGGACGGCTTCGCCCAGATAATGTGGTTCAGCACATTAAAGCGCTCACGCATCATGATTTCGATATCAGATGCCAGGCGATGACCACAGAACAGGTAGAGACTTCCGGCAGGTTTCAGTACCCGCCAGAACTGCGCCAGACACTGTTCCAGCCATTTCAGGTAATCATCGTCGCCCTTCCACTGGTTATCCCAGCCCTCGGGCTTCACTTTAAAGTATGGCGGGTCTGTGACTATCAGATCGACTGAGTTTTCCGGTAAGGTCTGGATAAATTCCAGGCAATCAGCGTTGATTAACTCACAACTGGATATTTTTACAGTATTAACCATAGATCAATAAGCACTTCTCTGATAGGCTCATACCGCTTTTGCGCAAAGCAGATGGGCCTGAGGTTTGCTTGTGACCCCAAAGCATGAGCAGATGGCTGGCAGGTGCCGCTAACACCCACCAGCCGCCCATTACCACAAATTAAAAAGCCTTCACTGCGGAAGGCGTCTGTAACAACCGAACTGATAATCTGCCAGACCCGCCATAACAAGCTGAGTCAGTATTAACTGGCAGCGTTCGCGTGAAAGGTAAGTATTCTGCGCAATTTCCCCGACGGTCGCCGGTTCGGTGACGCGTAATTCATTAAAAACCACTCTGGCGGTTTCGGTCATATCCTGCTGTTTTAGCATGTCTTTTTCCCTTTTCCGGTTAACGTGACATACCAATAACTCTTGTCGAAAAAGCCAGCAAGCTGAAAGACTGGTATTCGTAACCACCAGCGCGTTTAACGTACTGTACCACTTTTCGGGCACAAAAAACCCGCTCGGCGGCGGGTTTAGGCTGTGTGGCGAAGCGACTATCCTTAACACAATACAATAGTTTTTGCGTACGCGTTAATGATTTTGTAAAATTAATTGATGGGTTGATTTTAAAACAAGGATATATTATATGGCTCGTAAAGATTTCACTCAGCAAATAGACATTCCAATTCAAAATATCCTCCTCGATACTGAAAATGCCAGAATCCGCGCAGGTAGAGATCAAAACAACTGCATTTCAAGGATATTGCGTAAAGAAAACCAGATGCTTGTATTGATGGAGGATATTGCAGAAAACGGACTTACAACCATGCCCATATTGGTTATGCCTCACTCAGAAGGTAAATGGGTAGTTAAAGATGGTAATAGACGAATAACAGCTTTAAAACTATTAAATAACCCAGATAGTTGCCCGGAACCACATTTAATTCCGAAAATAAAAAAAATAAAAGAAAAATATCATGACAACATACCTACTACTGTTGACTGTTTATCAAGTGACAATTTTGAAGCAGTATTTAAAGAGATAATAGCAAGGCATTCTGGAGCACGTAATGGTGCTGGTCAATATGACTGGTTTGCATATATGCGAACAATTTATCTATTAAATAATGGACATCCAACTGATTATAAAAGAGCTGGTCAATATATGTGTTGGGCTGAACAAGAAGGCATTGATGTAGATGATGATTTCCCAATCACTAGTGTAGCCAGATTCTTTACTAGAGATAATCTTCTATTGTTAGGATTTGAAGTGGAAAATGATAAATTGAAGCCAATACTCTCAAAAGAAAAAATAATAAAAATGGCCTCAAAAATTAATAGCGACTTTTCTTCAAAAATAGTTGATGTTAACACCGTCTTTAATCCTAGCGATGCAAAGAAATATCTTTGCTCGGTAAGAAAATATGCAGGAATAATAGATGATTTTGCTTACAATAGTGATGACACAGAACAAGAAAATAATAAAAAAGAAGAAACAAATAAATGTTCCTCTCCATCTGAAGTGGATAACAATAATGCGCAATCAGATAGTAAGAGTGACGCACCTGTACTACTAAAAAAACACGCAGGTAGAGGAGGTACACCTAAAAAAATACCAGCAGAGCGAAATAAAATTTTTGGTAGAGGAAAGCCTGGAATTACTATTCCTGAAAATGAGACTAAAATAAGAACTATAATCTCAGAACTTAGGCAATTAGATGTAAAAAAAACAACTCTTGCAACTGCATTTCTTCTTCGGGCACTGCTGGAGTTAAGTGATAAAGAATATAGAACAATTAACAAGTTGCAAGATAAAAAAAGCTTAGCTAAAAATATTGCTAATAGCGCAGATCATATGTTGAAAAATAATCTAATCACTGACTCAGAACACCATATAATATCAGCTTATACTCGCGGCGAGCAAGGAACTGTGCACATTGAAACTTTACAAAAATTAATTCACAGAGAGACACATCACCCAGATTATATCTCAATTAATGTTTTTTGGGACAATATAGGTTGTTTTGTTCGAGCTTGTTGGAAAGATTAAAATAATATACCACGCTGGACTAATTTATTAGTCCAGCGTACAGTTTTCATTTCTTCTTCATAGAGGGAGTGCTATGAATATTTAAATTTTTATATACCATAAGTTCTGTAACTCTTGGCCTTGTCAAATGAGTTGAGTAATGTAAAGAAAACTCCACAATTTTTTCGTCTTTATATAACTTCCTGATTTCTTCACAATTATCATATGTAACAATTATCGGAGTGGAAATATCCTTAACCTTTTCAGAAATTAATTTATGATCATGAGGTTTATAATGATTTCTATAAAGCTGGCTACCTTTTTCATAATATGGAGGATCAAGATAAATTAGAGATTTTTTTGGTAGTGTATTTTTTATACTACCAATCAACTCACAGGCATCCAAATTATAAAGATCAATAAATTTTTTCATTCCACCTATTTTTTTTACTCTTTCACATAGTTTCTTCTTATTATACCTAGCATCAATCTTATATTTACCACTCTGTTCTTTTCCTCCTATAACCCCACCTGATAAGATTCCAGAACGATTGGTTCGATTGAGAAAAAACGTAGCAAAACCAATAGATAAAATATCATGTTTAGTATAATTGTTTATTACATCTTTTTGCTTATACCAATTATCCATTGTTACTTCTGTTTCATTTATCAATGAAATAAATTTATCATTCTCATTTAACACTGACCACCAAAATGAGTAAACAACAGGATCCAAATCATTAATAATGACATGATCTACATATCCATGCATTAGCAAATACAATGCAGCTCCTGCGCCGCCAGCATATGGCTCCACATAATACCCACCACTAATTCCGTTATACCTCAGCAGTTCTGATATCCAAGGCCCCATCCTCCCTTTTCCACCGGGATAACGTAATGGGGTAAAAAATGTAGTCATGCTGAACCTCATACAAAACCAGGAAATTAAATGCATTTTACCCTAAATCACATCAATTCTAAATAACTAAATTAACAGTATTAAAATTCAGTTATCTGAAAGTATAAATAGCATCCCATCAACGAACCCCAATGCTGTTTGTAGTTCTTTTCTGATTGTGCCATCTGAACACTTCCGCTTTTTTGCAATTGTACGGAGAGAAATCCCGATAACAAAGTGAGCAATGATCAGCTCATATTCTTCTGGTTTATATTTCCGCAACCGGGCCACACATCCATCAATCATAATTCCTTCATCATCATCGCACTGGAGACGTGACATTTTACCGTGTGGTAGAAGCCCCTTGAAGCCTGCCGCTATCGACTGCCAATCAACACCACTATTTTCTGCTGCAGCCCATGCCCCCCAGCGGTCTAAAACCTCATACATATCACGCCCCATTACTAACACCTCTAATTTCGCAAATCTTCACGCCCAGCCGACCACCAGGAACGGGCTGACCGCGCACAATATTAATTTCATCAAACTGCTCGTCGTCGATAAGCAGTCCCGCATGCGTCAGCGCATCCAGCGGTGCTTTCAGGATATTGTCCAGATCACGACGGCGCTTATCCGGTGGCTCTGCAATAATCTTTATCGCCAGCCTTCCGGACAGGTTTAATTTCAGCCGCTGCTGGCAAACAATAAGCGCCACATCCCGGCGATAACGCTCACCGGCTTTTGATACAAAATATGTGCTGCCACGACGTCGCCAGTAGGTGTTCACCGTTGGCGGGTAAGGCAAAACAAACTCTATACGCATCCGTAACCTCTTTTACCCGAGCACGCCGGTTGCAAAGGCGTGATCAAGAAAACGAAAAATTAAATCAACCTGAGAACCATGCTTTTCTTCGAACGCCAGCAGATCCGCATGAAGTTCGTTGTGATGTTCCGGGCACAACGGTAGCGTGAAAATATCGTGGGCTTTTGTTCCCATCCCTCCCTGACCGTGACCAATCAGGTGATGGGGATCGTCGGCTGGCTTACCACAACACGCACACGGCTGTGTCTTTACCCAGCGCGTGTATTTCTTATTAACCCAACGGCGACGTTTAGGTCGTTTCATGAAAGATTCCGGAGACTCCGGATCAACGGCAATGCTGACCACCGTCTTTTCCTGTGGTGGGTTTTGTTGCTGATGGATGTGAGGCAGTAGTGCAATATTTTTTGTGCGCTGCTTCAGTATGCTGGTGGCTGTCTGCTCTCCCGGTATGATGTCGCTCTCGCGGTACACAGAGCGGATTTTTTCCGCACGTAACCCCAGAGAACGACGTAATACTACCTCCGGTAGTGCGTCCGCTACCTGATTACAGACCGCCCACCAGGATAATTCAGCCAGCGATAATTCCCGCTCCTGTGTACCGCTTATTGCGTGACGTATGACGTCAATCATCCAGGCTGTCAGATTTTGTTGAGCAAGCTGCCCGAGTGATTCGGAGGTCTGGTCACGCAGCTGGTTGTCACAGTGCCAGCACAACACCATTGCGCCGGTACCGTAACGATGTATGACGGTTTCACTATGGTGATAGTCTCCATGAGGCCACTGGCAGGATTTAACGTGGCGTAACAGCCAGTCAGACAGTGCACCAGTGCCACCAGCAGCACGAATCACCCGCTCATCGCTGAAAAATGGCAGTAATGATTTATCTTCCGCCAGCGGCTGGCGAACGGCAGGAACGACACCGGGCGGCAGATTGCGCATGCTTTTCGGTTCAGGCTCCACCAGCACACGCCCCTGCATAAACAAAGGCATCGCATCAGGACCGGGCCTGAAAAGTACAATCCCCAGACGGTGAGCAATTTCAGGAGTCACTAATACCCGCACGTTACCTCCAGATCCGTTGCTGGAATGTGCGGGACGGACGCTGTGGGCGTTCGGAGTAAGGGAGTCTGACTGAGATTATCCAGTGACGATAGTCGAGACTAAGAGCTTTCTTAACCTCGTATCCACGCCTGCGGTAGTTCTGTATCAGCCATTCGGCCTGTTCTTCAGTGCAGGGGTCATGCTGATACCAGTCATATTTGAATGTGTGAGAACGCCGCCCGTGCCTGCTGGCAGGGGCGGTATCAGAATTGTAATGTTTTGCGTGGCGTGCCATCGGCTTTCTCCGGTGGCACGGTGTTACTCAGCAGGGGATCAGACCTGTACCGAATTGTAGATGAATTTACTCATCTTCAAAAGCAGAAAAACCAGCCTTAAACTCTGCCTCTTTCAGAACCTGCAATGATGTGACAAATTCATCTTCACGTAAAATAAAACCGTCTGTCACAAGTCCGTCCACAAAATAAATTAACGCAGCTCCACTCTTCTTTTGTTGAGATTGTAAACATTCAATACGGCAGTGACTGGCGATAACGCCATTCTCAACGCGCACAGTATAGAGGCCATCTTCACTAAAAATTTCACGCAATTCTTCGATTTTCATCAGCAGAATCATTCCGGATAAATAACTCTCCCCTGTTTGGGGTCCATCCCTCTTCTCCCTGCGCGCTACTTAAGTATTTTTGATTCTATTTACCCCTAACGGCCCCTCAAGAACCACAACCAACGGAGTACACAAAAAGCTAATCAACTACGCCGCACAATAAAAAACCCGCCGAAGCGGGTTTTCATTAGAAGCATCTTTAGTTTTGCTGTTCTATTTTAAGCTTGATAGTTTCATACAAAACAATAGTTGCGCCTGTTTTACATAATTCCCGACTGTCATACGCACGAGACCAATAACACAACCAATTTTCAAGCTCTTCTCGTGTATAAATTTTACAGGCCAGCCCCTCAGCCATCTCTACAACTTCATCGCCTGGCGCGGTTAATTCGTATCCATTTAACAATAAAAAAACCGCACCAGCCATCATTGCTGTGCGCTTGTTTGCATTGGCAAATGGATGATTCTGAATCAGACTTTCAATCAATACCGATGCCAGTACAAACATGTCGTTGGTTTGCTCATACCATCGAACCATACTGGGACGAGACTGAGAAGAACTTAAATTATCAACACTCAGCACACCAACAGGTTCATCTGGTGTTTGAAGCTCAATTAAAAGGCGATTGATTTCAGTAAGATCATCAACCGAGAGGTAGTGCACTCCTTCAACAATCTCAGCCATAGAGCACAATACCCATCATTACACTTTTGAAAGATCTTCCATTGCCTTCTCGTAACGAGAAAAACCGAAATCGAAAGCATTTTTCACCTGCTCACGATGAGTGCAATTTTCATCGATAGCCGGGCGCGGAGCTGCCACAACGCTTTTATCGCGAGGGGGAATAGTCAATCGCGGGTGTTTTTTTAGTGCGTAGCTCATTGGTGTACCCTTACTTCTCCGTCCTGTTCTTTAACAAAAATTAAGTCAATACAAAATTAGTCAGGCTAATGTTGTTAGCATAGCCTAATACCAATCGTATTCACAACCACAGTACGTGAAAAAACCCGCCGAAGCGGGTTAAGTGCGGGTGCGTTGAGGATGCCTGACACATCAGAGGTGGCGAGGAATTTCTCCCTCGCCAGGTCACTCTTACTCCTCAGATTCGTAAGCTGTGAAGACAGCGACCTCCGTCTGGCCGGTTCGGATTCGTACCTCGCAGAGGTCTTTCCTCGTTACCAGTGCCGTCACTATGACGGTTAAACAGATGACGATCAGGACGATTAACATCGCCTTTTGCTGCTTCATAGCCTGCTTCTCCTTGACCTTTCGGTCCGTAAGAGGCTAACCTACATGTGTCTAGCATGAAATTGGCCTCAGATTAATGTTAAGCGTCTTGCAGGACGCGTAATGTTAACTAGGGCTTTTCTCTATCTGCCTTTGGTGTTCATGCCTGAGGCAGATAGCCTCAAGCACCCGCAGCAATTCTACTTAAGTTAGATAAGCTTTTCTATGGTATTCTCTCAGCGTCCCGTAAATACAGTCTCGGCTCATCATTTTTATCACAGGTGCGAGGAAAATATATAGCGCCCTCCATCAAGCATAACGAAATACATTTTCCATTCATCGCCATTCCTCAATTTAATACGAAGACTTTCCCCGCAAGTGTATTTATTAAACAACTGTTCCGATGTGCTAGTAAGAGGTATTTTTACCGTTATTACAACTACTGCCCCACCATTTAACTCTCGAAGTTCAGCATCCGCATCCACAAAAGATGAATAAATGTTATGATCTGGGTAATCAACAATTAACTGCATATTCACTCCTTAAATATAGCAACTAAAACAAACAACGATTTAACAGTAGGAATTGTTTTTATAACATATGAACAGTGCAAGATCTATCCAGATGAAGCCTCCCCTCCCCCCCCGTCTCATTACATGCATTTACTATCTCACCGTAAAACATCCTCCACGCTTATCAGTCCGTTTCGCTTCAGGTAGTCCATCGCCATCTCCGGTAATTTGCAGTCTGGATTAGCTTTTTTCAGTTGACTGACCAGTAGTTTAACCCACATTGTTAATTCGCTAACCTGATTGCCGGAAGCTGGTGGGTTGTCGGCTTTACCCAGAATGACAGCACTGCAGGCCTCTTTGAGTACCCAATCAACAGCATCTTTCCATGCTCCTGTTTCGACTGGTGGATTCTCACGCTTTACCTGTTCATAAAAGCGCACGGCTTTAACCAGTCCTTCTGATGTCACCGGAACTGGCGGGGCAGTGAATAAGGCCTGAATCTCATAGCTCTGCCTGTCGTTGCAATCCTCTTTTGTCGGTACATATTTCCAGTCACCAATCCACATCTTCTCCTGAAAGTCCGTAACGCCTTTTTTCACATAGCGATATCGCCATGCAACTGGTTTTGCCTGCCCTACCGTTTCATGCCCTTCCTGATAATTAATCTCGCTCATTCATCGCCCCACTCATCACAATATGCTTCGACAGGTGTTTTTCCTGCTTCGTAGTCATCACGCCAGGCTTCAGCTGTACTTCCTCCACGTAACTCTGCATAATCCATTAACAGTTCATGCCATTCTTCAAAACTGACGTTGTATTTAGTTGAACCAAAATCAGCCATTTTGTCCTTCCTCCTCGTCTTTTATTTCGTGATATGAGTAATTGCAGTAGTTAAAGAAAATTTCTTTTGCTTCGTCATGAATTTCATCAGGTGTTGCGTCATCGTCCACTTCGAATACATCCTCAAAATCCCCACCAGCTATTCCCGTTTCAATAATTATTTTGAACTTTCGCATTTCACTACCGCCCTTTCGGGTGGCCTCCTGATGTTCTGAGGGTGCAGAAATCCCTCCGGTTAAGGATTAAATTTTATTTACAGAACTGAATTTAATTATTCAGATATACGTATCTGTAACCTTACTAACCTACTCACTGGATGCCTATTTCATAAAAATAATCCAGTGGGTTTTATCGTTTTTTCCTGTTCGTTGACCGATAACAGGTTTTCTGTCGGTCAGCACCAATATCTGGCGAACAGGTATTTGCGTTTCATTCCATTTAAAAATCAGAACGCCGGATGGACGCAACACACGAAAGGCTGCTTTAAATCCCTGCCGCAAATCATCACGCCAGGTATCTTTATTCAGCCGTCCATATTTCTTTCCCATCCAGGCGTTATCACCAACACGCTCAAGATGCGGAGGGTCGAATATAACCATCGAAAAAGATGCGTCTGCAAATGGTAGTGCACGAAAATCAGCTATCAGATCAGGACTGATAATCAGGCATCGTCCATCACACAATGTGTGCTCTTCCTTTCTGATATCGCTAAATATCGCCCGGTCGTCATTCTTATCGAACCAGAACATACGGCTGCCACAGCACATATCAAGAATGGTTACCGGTGTACTCACAGCATCACCTCCTGATAATTACCCTGATAGAACGCCAGCACACGCTGCATAACCTCACTCTGCCGGCACTCGCTACAGATTATAATCAGACGCCTGTCATAGCGGCGTATTTCTCCGTCTGGTAATGACCAGATAAGGTCAGGATCAACCACAACCGTTTTTTTCACCTTTGCCCTGGATAGTTTTTTGCGGGCGTTTTGCCAATCCTTACGAGCCTGTTCAGAGGGAAATAACCCATAGCCAGAGTTGTATACATCGCCACTGGCAACCAGCTCTCTGGCGAGAACGCTCATCAGATATCTTGTCGCACCTGTTTTAGCTTCCAGTTGCCGTAACGTCTCACGACCGCTCTGGCGCACGAGTTCAACCACCTGCCCTTTAATTTTTTCCCGCTCTTCTTGTGTAAATACTTTTGCCATAAGCGCCTCCGGCAATCACTTTTCCGATGCAACACGGCGGGAAGAATCCGTAATCTGTCGGACAATATCCCGGTGCTTGTTCAGCTCCCGCAGCGCCGCGCAGACTCGCTCCCACTTCCGGACATGATTTTTCGCCCGACGCAGTTCGCGGTTTGCCATGTGCAGCGATGGTAAAATCAGGTCATTCGCACGCGTTTCGGTAAACGATGGCAGCGACTGCACAATGTCCGCCACAGTTTCTGTTTTAATATCTTCCTGTGTTGCAACCTCCTGTACTGGTAACACAACCCCCGCTGACTGAGGAAAGGCTTTACCATCAGTTTCCGCTACAGATGCGGCTTTCAGTTCTGCTGGTAAATTCTCGCCTGGCATGCAGTAACGAAATTTACCGTTCTGATTAACGCGTGCCAGCCGCCCTGTTGAGGTTACTACCGCCAGCGTGGAAGCAACCTTGCGAATGCTGACACCGAACTTACCCGCCAGTTCCTCACACGTTTTAGCCCCCTCCTGGCCGATAAACTCAATCATCATGTCAGCGGTAACTTTTTGTTCGACCACCTCGGTTAGTACATCCGGTGCTTCAGATTGCACGGGCTGCTCTTCGGTTACCCCGGATTCACCTTCTCCAGCCAGAAACCAGGTGTGGCCGGTTTTATCAACTACGCCATTTCTTTTTAGTTCCCACAGCTCGTTCAGTACTTCTTCACTACTGATATCAAGTCGCACAGCCAGTTCCACCGACGTGGCTTTTCCCATTGCTTTCAGTGCGTCAAAAACGGTCTCCATTAAAATTTCCTCCCGGTAAAAATTACTTCACAACCCTTAAATGGCTGACATTTGAACGCCAGCTATCCCAGTTAAAATTCACCCAGCGACCACCGTTCATGGCCATGCGGTCCATCACGCGTTCGCCAAGCAGCGTATTCATCGCCGCATGGTTCAGATTCGTCAGCATCCCGACGCTGTGCATCGAGGCCGTTCTGCGATCGAATATCTGGTTCAGTGTGACCTGTTCGTTACGCGTATCCCGCTGCATACCGATTTCATCCAGGATAAGCAGGTCAACTTCACACAACCCCTGCAAAAATTTTTCGCCTGAGTTTTTGTTGTCGTAGTTGCCGTGCAACGCCAGCATCACATCCGCCACCGTCACAACAATCACGCTGCGACCTTTCGCCAGAAGATGGTTACCAATGGCTGCTGCCAGATGATTCTTTCCGGTACCAGGCTTACCGCTGAACACAAAATTCGTGCACCCGCTCATCAGTTCGTCTGCAATGGACTTCGCCTGGCTGAGTGCATGACGCTGTCCGTCGTTCTGCATCTGGTAATTCGCAAACGAACATTTCTGGTGCAACGGCTGAATACCGGAACGATTCAGGAATTTTTCCACCCGCAACTGGCGATTCTGGCGGTTAATCTCCTCGCTACGTTTTCGCTCTTCTGCAAGCTGCCACTCTCTCCACTCGTCCACTGTCCGGTACCGCGCGGTTACATGCTGCGGGGCCAGCTTACGGATACGTTCAAGAACACCACCTGCCGCAATATTTTTCATGGCCCGTTACCCCCTGAACCCCGGCGGAATTTCGGTGTCCGGCTCGGAAATGTGATTCACGCAACGCTGCGCGGGACCACGCCACAGTCGAATCACCAGTTCATCCCATTTTTCACGGAGTTTTGACGGGCTCTTGATGTTTTTTATCCAGAACGGATCCCGTTGTGCCCGACTAAACATTTCGCAAATTTGCCTGTGAGTTCTGCCGTCAAGCACCCGCATCATGCGCACGTCATTGGCCCACTCTGTCCAGTTAGGTTCTTTAGGACGCGTGATCTCGCCATCATCGCTGGCAGCCTGTTCGTAAAGACTGACAACTCGCCCCCAAATCCACTGAGCGCATGCCAAATCTTCCTGGGTTCCCCACCGACTTTTTTTCGCACTGAACACAACCGCGTCAGGATGTCGGGTTAAAAAATCCGGTTCAGTCGTCTGCGGGTCCGGTTGCGAAGCTTCCGGACGAAAAGTGTTTTTATTCTCTGTAGTAATCTCTGTTGTATTCTCTGTAAGATCATCAGGCCATTTTGACCCGATGACATTGGGTCGTTTTGAACCAATGGAGCGTTTCATTTTGACCTCTTCCATCGTGTCATTTTGACCTGATGGAGCGGCGCATTTTGAACCGATGGATTCGTTCAATTTGCCACCATCTAAAAGCTCGCTCCCATAGTTGATCGTGTAGAAATTGGTCATATCGCGCTTTGATTTATTGAGCTTTTCACAACGCAAAAGCCCCAGCGTTTTCAGACTTGCAAACGCGCGCTTTAACGTTGACTCTGACCAGAATGGGAACTGTTCCAGCCATTGTTCCGTTGTGTTATAAATCCAGCGAACACCATCACATTCCATACCGGAGTTGGTATCTCTCAACCAGTAGTGCAGTTGTTGCAAAACAATGGCTTCGTTTAAGCCGATTCTCATTGCCAGCTGCGTGTTTATAACCAGTGGGCGTTCAGCAAAAAGAAGGCTCATAATTCCATCCAGCTTTTTGTTGGTATTGCTGTCGATACGCAAGTTTGAAAGCAATTGCTTTTTCTATAAGTTCGTCAGTTTCACGATCCACTACGGCAGGATCAGCAAAAAGCAGTCCGGACTCCACCACATCGCCATATTCTTTGTTTAACCCGGCGATCATGTACGTGATGCTTTTTCCGTCACTAATTTCACGATACAATCTGAAATCATTAATCCGGATAGCCTCCATAATTGCAGGCACTAGCGCCGTGAACTTTTCACGCTTATCCCTGGTGTCGATAGCCTTCCAGCGTTCGAATATCTTCACTCGATTAACGCCAAGCGCTCGCTGATCAACCGCGCCACCTTCATCTGTGACACGCTGAACATCGATGTTCGGGCGCTCTTTCAAAGCCCAGAATGCTTCAGTGATTAATATCGTCGCCTGCTCCTGTGTCATTCCTAGTCGACATATCCAGGCATCCAGAGCCTCACGAGCCTGTTCAGGAGTGATTTTCATTGTTCAACCGCCCCGCCCGCTTCGTCTTACGATATTCGTCATAAACCTTGGGATCATACTGAAGCTCGCCGCCAGATGCCTCCTGTAGACGCATCGCGCGATCTTCGGGAACTAAATCCCCTTTCCAGCTATAAAGCGAAGCCAAACGAATACCTGCTGCTTGTGCAAGTTTTGTTTTTGAACCGAAATACAAAAGAGCGTCAGTTTTAAGCATTTAAAACACCTTGATTGTTAGCCATGACTAACAAAATAGATGTTAACAAAAACATAGTCAATACGATTTAGCATTAGCTAACTATGGATACAAAAAATTTAACTATCGGCGAACGCATTAGGTATCGTCGGAAAAACCTCAAACACACCCAAAGGTCTCTTGCTAAAGCCCTGAAAATCTCCCATGTGTCTGTATCACAATGGGAACGGGATGATAGTGAACCTACAGGGAAGAACCTTTTTGCCCTCAGCAAAGTATTGCAATGCTCACCAACATGGATTCTATTTGGCGATGAAGACAAGCAACCAACACCACCTGTTGAGAAGCCAGTTGCCTTATCTCCCAAAGAACTAGAGCTCCTTGAGCTGTTTAATGCACTGCCAGAATCAGAACAGGATACCCAGCTCGCCGAAATGCGAGCTCGAGTAAAAAACTTCAATAAACTCTTTGAAGAATTACTAAAAGCCCGTCAGCGGACAAATAAAAGATAACATCATCAATGAGTTATCTTTTACCACATCAATTATGTTAGTCATAACATACAAAACCACTTGACCAATATGTTAGTCATGACTAATCTTGTTTGCATCAACACACCGCACGGTGTTCTCAGCAAACCGTTCCGCTACCCCAGCGTTAAGGGGAAATGAGGTCAACATGGATACTATCGATCTTGGCAACAACGAATCTCTGGTATACGGCGTGTTCCCAAACCAGGACGGCACGTTCACCGCAATGACGTATACCAAAAGCAAATCGTTTAAAACCGAATCTGGCGCGCGTCGCTGGCTGGAAAGAAATTCAGGTGAGTGATATGGATTTCGACGCAATCATGAAAAAGGCTTATGAAGAATACTTCGAAGGCCTTGCCGAAGGCGAAGAAGCTCTCAGCTTCGGTGAGTTTAAACAGGCGCTTTCCAGTTCGACAAAATCTATCGACTAACGGGGTTAAAGATGGAATTTAAAGATTTACCTCCAGACACTCAGAAAATCGCCGCAGAAACACTGAAATCTCTCATTTTGAACGGGGAGACAGAAAAGGTAGAGCCAGCTAAAAAACTGGCTCAAGAAATCAGAGAAGCCTTTATTGCTCTTTATCAGTCTTCTCCATAGCGGCTTGTTTTTCTTCTTTTAATATATTGCGAATTGTAATAACTGAATTAGCCGCCTCTGAAGGGGATGACATTTTGCCAGCCCGAATTAACTCAACTGTTAAGTTCAAAGCTGCAACAGATGGATAGGTAAATGGGTTAATTAACTTGTCTGACATTTTATCCTCCATTGAGGTTCTGAGTTAAAAATGGAGACCAACACGCAGCCACATGTGGTCATGCGCCGGACACGGATAAGAATCCGGCACTGACAGTTTACTGAAAGGATATATCACTGAAAAATCAGGGCATAACGCGAAAGCGCACGGCGAAGTTCGTCTCACTGTACGGTGTCGTTAAATTTAATTCGACCGTGCGCTTCCGGTTGTGGCACTCCGCGAAATGGCGCGGCGGTACGTATGGCGGGGTTATTCCTTCCCCCTGTTGAGGACACCGGGTTGTCAGGTTGACCATACGCCTGAGTGACAACCCCGCTGCAACAACCCATGTTGATTACCTTTTGGCGGCATCAGTTTCATTGCTGGCTGATGTCCGTCCTTTTTAAAGTGAATTTTGTGATGCGGTGAATGCGGCTCAGCGCACGCGGAACAGTTAAAAAGGCCAGTTGACTTCCGTATTGGTTCTTATGGGTGGGTTCTCTGTATCCGGCGTTAATTGTTAACTGGTTAACGTCACCTGGAGGCACCAGGCACCGCATCACAAAATTCATTGTTGAGGACGCGATAATGGAAACGTTATTACCAAACGTCAATACGTCTGAAGGTTGTTTTGAAATTGGTGTCAGAATCAGTAACCCTGTATTTACTGAAGATGCCATTAATAAGAGAAAACACGAACGGGAGCTATTAAATCAAATATGCATTGTTTCAATGCTGGCCCGTTTACGCCTGATGCAAAAAGGACGCTGACAATGAATACAGCATTTGCACTCGTTCTGACAGTTTTTCTTAATACAGGCGAACCAGTCGATCTTGTTATTGGTATACATGACTCAATGAAAGAATGCATGGCTGCCGCAGCGGAACAGAAAATTCCCGGCAACTGTTATCCGGTTGATAAAGTTATTCGCATGGACAATAACGAAATCCCGGCAGGACTTAAAACAGCACCGTAATTAATATCCGGTTTCATTTTTATATGCCAGCAATGGCAGGGATTTGTTCACCCTTAAATCTGTAATGAGGTTAAAACAAAATGAGTAAAGTCTTTATTTGCGCCGCCATTCCGGACGAACAGGCAATAAAGGAAGAAGGTGCAGTCGCTGTAGCCACTGCCATTGAAGCCGGCGACGAACGCCGCGCCCGTGCCAAATTTACCTGGCAATTCCTGGAGCAATATCCGGCTGCTCAGGACTGCGCTTATAAATTTCTTGTTTGCGAGGATAAACCCGGCATGCCCCGCCCTGCCATCAACTCCTGGGATACCGAATATATGCTGGAAAACCGCTGGGATGAAGAGTCAGCCTCTTTTGTCCCGATCGAACCAGAATCCGATCCGATGAACGTCAATTTTGACAAGCTGTCCCTTGAAGTACAGAACGCGGTCCTGGTTAAGTTCGGTACATGTGAAAACATCACCGTTGATATGGTGATTAGTGCACAGGAATTGTTGCAGGAGGACATGGCAACATTCGACGGGCATATCGTTGAGGCATTGATGAAAATGCCTGAAGTTAACGTCATGTATTCAGAACTAAAGCTGTTCGCCATCGGGTGGGTTAAACATAAATGTAAGCCGGGTGCAAAATGGCCTGAGATCCAGACAGAATTACGCACCTGGAAAAAACGTCGCGAAGCCGAACGCAAAGAAACCGGGAAATACACGTCTGTTGTTGATCTTGCCCGCGCCAGAGTCAACCGGCAGCACACTGAAAACTCAGCAGGAAAAATCAACCCCGCCACTGCCGCCATTCGTCGCGAATACAAGCAGACATGGAAAACGCTGGATGAAGAACTGGCCTACGCTCTGTGGCCTGGCGATATTAATGCCGGAAACATTGACGGCAGCATCCATCGCTGGGCAAAAAATGAAGTTATCGACAAAGATCGCGAAGACTGGAAGCGCATTTCCGCATCAATGCGCAAACAACCCGATGCCGTCCGCTACGACCGTCAGACTATTTTTGGCCTTGTCCGTGAGCGTCCGATCGACATTCACAAAGATCCCGTGGCACTGAACAAATACATCACTGAATACCTGGCGACAAAGGGCGTGTTTGAGGATGAAGAAACAGACCAGAACACTGCTGATATTCTCCAGCCGTCAGCAGCACAAACTGATGCAGTGGAAACTGAAGTATCTGATACCCAAAAAAATGAAAGCACGCTGGAAACTGAACCATCTGTAGAGCGTGAGGGGCCGTTCTACTTCCTTTTCACCGATAAGGATGGCGAAAAATATGGTCGTGCAAACAAACTTTCTGGTCTGAATAAGGCGCTGGCTGCAGGGGCTACTGAAATCACGAAAGAAGAATATTTTGCCCGCAAAAACGGCACATACTCAGGTTCACAACAAAATACTGGTGCATCTGACACGATCGCACAACCAGAGCCGGTAAAAGTTACCGCTGACGAAGTAAACAAAATTATGCAGGCAGCCAATATCAGCCAGCCTGACGCCAATAAGTTGCTTGCTGAATCACGTGGTGAATTTGTTGCAGGGATTAGCGACCCGAATGATCCGAAATGGGTGAAGGGGATTGAAACCCGCGATTCAGTGAATCAGAACCAGCAAGAAACGGAACAGAACGACCAGAAAGCGGAACAAAACAGCCCAAATGCGCAACAGGAGCCGGAAAAAGCCTGCACCGCCTGCGGTCAGACCAGCGGCGGCAACTGCCCTGATTGTGGTGCGGTGATGGGCGACGCAACGTATCAGGAAACCTTTAATGAAGAAAATCTGGATGAATCTCAGGAAAAAGATCCGGAGGAAATGGAAGGCGCTGAACATCCACACAAGGAGAATGCTGGCAGCTATCAGGACCACGCCAGCGATAGCGAAACTAGCGAGACGGCAGATCCCTTAATTGCGGTGAACGGTCATCACGTTATCACATCCACCAGCAGAGTGTGGTACCACCTGATGATCGACCTTGAAACGATGGGTAAAAAAAGTAATGCCCCCATCGTGGTTATTGGTGCTGTGTTCTTCGATCCGCAGACCGGGGAAATCGGGCCAACATTTTATATCGTTATCAGCCTGGTTGACGCTATGGACACGGGTGCTGTTCCTGATGGTTCCACCATCGAATGGTGGCTTGCTCAGTCCAGCGAAGCCAGATCTGCAATTTTAGTTGATCAGGTAAAACTGGTTGACGCTCTTATTCAATTTCGGGAATTCATCAATGAGTACTCGGATGAAAAATTCGTTCAGGTATGGGGCAATGGTGCAACTTTCGACAACACTATTTTACGAACCTCGTACGAACGCCTGAACATCCCCTACCCGTGGCGTTACTACAACGATCGCGATGTACGTACAATCGTTGAACTGGGAAAAACTATCGGCTTCGATGCCAGAACAGTTATTCCATTTGAAGGCGTGCGCCACCATGCGCTGGATGATGCCCGTCACCAGGCGAAATACGTTACAGCCACGATACAAAAACTGATCCCGAATCAGGCTGATTTTTAATGTTCAACCGTCGCCAGTTGTAGTTGGTATTCTGCAACTGGCGCGTTCCGGAGTGATAACCATGAGCGAACAGTACCTGATAACGCTCGATGAGTGGAAACCCAAACGGTTCAGTCTCCCAATAACAAACACTACCCTGGTGAAATACGGAAAACTTGGATACATCGTACCAAGACCACAAAAAATTCGTGGACGTTGGCTGATAGATCGCCGGGCAGTATTTGTTGGACCTGGTGAAACGGGAATTGCGCCGGAAATTCATACTGGCGATGATGATGCACTGAAGGAGATTTTAACTCATGTCACCGAGGCCACGAAAAAACAGCACTGACGTAGCCGGTCTTTACGAAAAGTTTGATCGCAGAACTGGCAGAGTTTACTACCAGTATAAAAACCCTGTGACTGGAAAATTTCACGGACTCGGAACAGACAAAGGCAAAGCTGAAAGAATCGCTTCCACAGCCAATCAGCGAATAGCTGCAGCAGAAGCCGAATATTTCATGCGCAAAATTGATGAAAGTCCATCAGCAACAAAACGTCGGGGTATCAGATTAAAGGCATGGGTTGATCGATATCTGAAAATACAGGACACGCGACTGAAAAATGGAGATATTGCAGCTACAACTCACAAAGAAAAAACTCGAATGGCTGCATACCTGGTTTCCCGTCTGGGAAACCACCCATTGAAAGAACTGGAAGTAAGAGACTTTGCATTAATACTGGATGAGTGGCTGGATAAAGACATGGTCAGCACAGCGAGAGTAAATCGTGGATTATGGGTTGATATTTATAAAGAAGCACAGCATGCAGGGGAAGTTCCTCCTGGATGGAATCCTCCGGAGGCTACCCGTAAACCGATCCCTAAAGTAACCAGAGCCAGACTCACCCTGGAAGACTGGCAAAAAATTTACAACGCAACGCCTGAAAAACACTTTATCCGTAACGCAATGCTTCTTGCGATTGTTACTGGTCAGCGCCGTGATGACATTTGCCATATGCGTTTTTCAGATGTGTGGAACGAACACCTGCATATTACCCAGGGAAAAACTGGAATGCGTCTGGCGTTACCGCTGACGCTACGCTGTGATGCCATTGGGATATCGCTAAAAGAAGTGATTGATGGATGCAGGGACAGAATATTGAGTCCATACCTGATTCATAGTCGGCACCAAAAACAACCAAAACCAATGAGTAAAGACAACCTGAGCGATTACTTTGCCAAAGCGCGGGAGCTGGCTGGAATAATTCCACCAGCAGGAAAAACTCCGCCAACATTTCATGAACAACGTTCTCTATCAGAACGGCTGTACCGTGCACAGGGTATCGATACAAAAACATTACTGGGACATAAAGTCCAGGCAACCACCGATCGTTATAACGATACTCGTGGTCAGGAATGGGTTAAATTGGTTGTTTGACGAAATAAATACAGCTGAAAAATGTTGATATTGCTTTGCTAGTGTAAAAACCCCGGCATCAACCGGGGTTCGGAGACTAATCTTGATCAGGTTCCTGCTTAGAATAATGTTTTCCAACAATAAACGCCGTAACCAATGCAACAAGATCTATTGAAACGAGAGTTCCGGCAAGAACTGTCTCCCCCATGACGCCAAAGACAGTGGCAGCTAAGATGATCAATATTGCCAACCAAAAAGCCTTTGTTTGACCATCTCTGGCAATATCAATGCTATCAGCCACTGTTTTATGGCGATGAGCCTGCTCTTTTTCGGTCAACTCAACAAGTCGATTTGCAAGCCCAGGCACCAGTTGATCATACTTTTTAAGCATTGAAGGTGGCGGAACAGGCCCCTGAAAATGCTGGCAAACAATAGCCCGCACCTGCGGACTATCCAAAACCCTGTTTAAGACCTCTGGATTTTCGATTACTCGAGAAACCAGTTCATTATCCTTTTGTTCTTCACAAGTGAGTTTGGTGTTCTCACTTTCTTTTTGATCTGGCAT